ACATGGGAAAGTAACCCGTTTGTATTTGCTTACGAGTTTGTTTTAGTTGACTAAGAGAGGAATAGCCATGAATAGAGAAAGAAACAAATCCATTTGCCGAGAAAGAATATTGAAATTACAAGAAAATGACATCAATAAACTTATAATAAGTGAAATTGCTGATTTGGCTTACTGTAACGGATATAATACCGTACTCGATGCTGCGGAAAAGGTTTTAAGTAACGAGGATTATTTTAAAATTGTGAAGCAATTGGAAAAGGAGGAATAATATGAAAGACTATCAATTTGAAGAGATAACGTTTTGGTTATCATTTATATGTTGCCTGATATCTTATCACTTGAACATATCATGGTTGACAGGTATTCTCGTAATTGTAACAGCATTAAATCTATTCTGGTTAATAATTGCTGCTTGGCAATATTTGAGAAAGAAAAAAAATCAAAGTGAACAGAATAAATAGTCGGAAGGAGATATGAAATGAAGAATAAGATCATAGCGGGTGTTATAGCTACGCTATTTTTACCTGCGATTTTTGCTATACGTTGGTCTGTTGAACAGTTCTTGTTAGCTAGAATTGTATTTGGATTTATACTAATAGTACTTATAATTGTGTTAATGTACAAGTTTTCCAAACTTTTACTTGACGAATGGTCTGAAAAATGTAAAAAATCACGAGAGAAACTGAAAGGATAATTAGAAATAAGAATACATGCATCCCGGAGAAATACAAGAAGATTGACGCAACGGAAACGGATATACTAAATAGATTGCAGAGATGCGCAAAGAAATGGATGAAAAATAAGGGTTAAACGCATAGGCTACTATTGTTTTGGTGTATGTTGGTTGTATTGTAAGCAAAAGTTGAATCTCTGATTATGAGTGTTTTATGCTTAAAATAATTGTGTAGGCATTTGGCTAACTCATTGAAAATGAGTATCTTTACAATACTAAAAGAAACCAATATTACTAACAATTAAAAGACAAAGAGCAATGAGTACTGTAGACAAATCAAAAATTAAAGCATTTTTCTCTGACATCGAAAAAATGCTTACGGTAAATGGCGATTACATTTTAGTAGATGATAATATGGAGCTTCAAAGCTGGTGTATTTACACCGTAAAGAATGGTAAGCTCTATGATAACATATCTTTCGATATGGAGCCAAGAGCCTATAATAAAGATGATTTTAATGATCTTAAAGATTATTCAGAGGGTATGCAATTCGCTTTACTTACTAAACAATTTGAATCTTATTATCCTGATTAACAAGTAAAATAAGAGTAATGAAACATTCAGAAGAACAAATAAAAGAAATAATGTTAGCCTTATACGAACAACTTGGCAGACATAGATTTGTAGTTATGACAGGATCAAAATTTACTGGTTACATGGAGAATGAATCTGGTGACCTAGAGCAGGTTATTAAATTGAGCAAAAATAAATCTGGCGCAGATAAATTAATTATTACTTATGAAGAAGGTAAGGATACTTATTCTATGAGATTCATCAAATCCCCGAAATTAAACAAAAAGACTTTTTCTTTTTCCGAGGCCAAAGAGGTCTTCTTTTTGAGTGATATTTATGCTGAACAGTTGCAAGAAGTGTTTACACAAGTGACAGGCTTATATACTCATCTTTAAACATAAAATCGATGAAAGCAAACAATCCTAACTACAAATTCGAAATAGCATAACTAAATACATAAGAGCAATGAAAAAGAAAGCAGTAGAATACAGCATAACAGCAAAAAAACAAGATTTTGAAGTTGTCAAAGTTTATTCTTCTATAGACTCTGCTAATTTCGCAAGAAAGTTCTATCATGAAGATATTCTTATTTACGAAAGTGCATTCATTATATTGATGAACAAAGCCTGCAATATAACCGGGTATGCTAAAATCTCTCAAGGAGGAATATGCGGAACACCAGTTGACAAAAGATTGATTGCCAAATATGCTATTGAGACTCTCTCTGCTGGTGTCATATTCGTTCATAATCACCCAAGCGGTAACAAAAACCCTAGTAATGAGGATATAAAAATGACTAACTCCCTTAAAAATATATTGAAATTGTTCGATATAAAATTATTAGACAGTATTATTCTAACTGAAAATGATTATCTTTCAATGAGTGATGAATGCCTTATATAGTATCTAATCTGCAACCTCACACGCAATTTTCAGATTCACTGACGAAGCAATCTTTGCCATTCTCAATAGAATAACTGGATAATAACGCAAATTCACTTCCACTCGCCTTTGGTTACTTGATGATAAATCACTCATTCCCAACTATCTTGTTTTTGTATTACTTTGTCTTATTTTATTATCCTCTTTTCTTAAAAAAAATAAAACTCGATCAATATTTTATTGAAAGGTATATGAAATTCATATACTTTACTGTATATTTGCAAAAAGCGTATGAAGATGTACGCCACCCGACTTGTCGTAAACACCTGTTTGTCCGTTTAGGCGGAGGCACATCTGAAAGAAGATGCGAATAGTCTGCTGGCTACATTGCTACGCAGACTATTTTTTTGTTTAAACCTAAATGAAATGAACAGACAACAGCAAGTTTTCGTAAGGTTGAAACTTAAAGCGAAGGCGTTAGGGTTCAATGCAAAGGAATTGAAGGGTATCGCCGCCAAGATTGCCGATAACCTGAAATCCGCAGAAGATGCCTCAGAAGAGGATGTAAACGCAGAAATCGACGAGCAGATAGAAGCGGTTCTCCCTTACCTCACTTTCGGCCAGTCGCAAGCCAACCGTTTGCTTGACGAATGGAAGAAAAAACACCCCGAATCAGAAGAAGATGATGATGACGACGATGACGATGACACGTCAAAAGGCGGCTCTCGTCCAGCTGGTTCAAACAAGAAAAATCCCAACAACAGAGGAAATGAACAAGACGAAGAACCCGCATGGTTTAAGTCTTTCAGAGAACAACAGGAAGCCCGTTTTGCCGCATTGGAAGGTGAAAAAGTTTCTAACTTGCGTAAGGCCAAACTTGAAGCCCTGCTGAAAGACACTGGAACATTCGGTTCACGTACCTTGAAAAGCTTCTCTAAGATGAGCTTTGAAAGTGACGACGATTTCGAGGAGTTCTATTCAGATGTTGAGGAAGACCTGAAGAATTACAATCAAGAGCGTGCAGATGCAGGTTTGGCAACATTGGCAACCCCTCCTGCTGCCGGAAGTAAAGGTTCGGGTAAACAAGACGAAGTATTAACCGACAAAGAAGTTGAAGATTTAGTCAACACTTTCTAAGTCAAAAAAAGAAATTGTAACAATGGGTGCAACAGCAAATTTATCAAGCGAAATGGAAGTTCTCAATGCCGGAATGGATTCTGTCGTAATCCGGCATTATGTAGCTGGCATTATCGGAGGTCGTACTCTTGACGTATCAAATTATAACCTTTCGGTTATTAAAGCCGGACACGTTGTTATTCGTGATCCGTCAACAGACACGTACAAACCTATGCCCGTAAAATCATCTGGCGATGGATACGACTCACTTCCCGGTTCTCATGAATATGTAGGAGTAGTTGTATGTACAAAACCAACTAGTGAACCATTGGTTGGTATTATGTATAGTGGCGAAGTCAATGATTTGGCGAGTCCATACCCCATAGACGACATAAAAGCGGCTATGAAAACGGCATTGCCAACTCTTGTATTCTTACACGATTAATGTAGAAAGGAGGTAAAAAAATGAAAGAATCACTATTTATTGAATACATCAGAAAGATTTTCCCGAAACTTCAAACCATCATCGAGAGAATCAATGGTAAGCGAGGCAATCAGCTTACATATCTTCACAAGACAATGCTTCGCAAAGAATATTCCGCAGACCAAAAGTGGGAAAGTGCATCAGTTAACACAACTTATGTTGCGGCCGACATGGTAGCAATGGACTCACCTCTCCCTCCCAAGATGAGAGACTCCATTGCTCACGCAAATGGTACATTGCCAAAGGTCGGAATGAAAAAAATTCTTCGTGAGACTCAGATCAACACAATCAACATCATGAAAGCTCAAGGAGCTGCGTTCACTAATATAGCTAACAAGCTAACCAACGATGCGGTAGCTTGCTCTGTTGGTATCGATGAAAAGAACGAAGCAAACTTTTTAACTGCTTTATCTGATGGAGTTGTAATCGTTGAAGATGAAAACAATACAGGAACTGGATTGCGCATAAATTTCAACTATTTACCGCAAAATAGCTTTGGTGTAGAAACAGCTGGGACTATTTCCTCTGATGACATAAAGCGTGTTATTGCAAAAGCTGACGCAGATGGAAACTCCATTACAACGATAGCAATCTCGTTATCGACTTACAATAAAATGAGACAAGAACAATGGGCAAAAGAATTGGTTGCCAACTATCGAGGTCAGACATTCGACAGCAACACTAAGTTACCTGTTCCTACTGCTACATTGTTTGACGAAGCATTTGCCGATGACAACAACGGAATTACATTCTTAAAGATTGACCGTACAGTCATTTCTGAGAAAAATGGTAAACGCATTCCGTACAAACCGTGGAATGCGAACAAACTAATATTCCTTACTACACAAGAAGTTGGCGCATTGGTTTGGGGCACACTTGCAGAAGTTACTAATCCCGTAGCAGGAGTAATTTATTCCACGGTAGATGAATACAAACTTATCAGCAAGTATTCTAAAAATGATCCTTTGCAGGAATTTACAAGTGGTCAAGCATTAGTTCTCCCTGTTATTGAAAACGTAGACCAAATCTACTCTCTTGACATCTCAGAGGCTCAAACGATTGACACTACCGAAGAGGGAAAAGATTCTACCGATAAGAACATCACCATTTGGGGACAAGCTTACATAAAAGCAAACTTCGTCGCAGAGTTCAATAAAATAACCGGTAAAAACTTATCGACGACTATTTCAGACGATAAGTTAATTGCTGCTGTGAACAAATTGAATGATGCCGATGAAGCTAAGCTCAAAAAAGCTGTTGAATCATATAAAACAACAAATGGAGATAGTTAAGCCATGAAGACAATTCAGCAAGCTCTTATAGACGAAATACATTACCCTATTTCAGAAGGTTTTGTAGAGAATGTGATGATAAAACGCAAACTCAATCCATTTGGTTATTGCGATTCAGATACAATGGACTCAAAGGAGTATATGGGAGCTTTGGCTGACTGTCTTTGGTCTTTAGTTCAGTCTATCAATTTTTCTGAAGCAGACAAGTCTTTCGGTTCTTTATCAGATAAAGACAAAGAACGTATTCTGTTACGTGTTAACTCAATCTATAATGCCATTGGTGAACCTTCGGTAGAGTTGGAGGCAAAGCCAATGGTATATATAGGTGACTGCCTTTTGTAATATGTCAGTAATAAGACTATATCCACACAGATTGCAGTACCTCGTATCAAAAAATGGTTACGAGGATAGCAACGGTGATTATCATGAAGGAGAAACTAACTGGGAAGGCTGCATTGAATGCGACGCAGTTCCTGCTGGTAAAGCCTCTGAAAAAGAGTTTGACGACGGTATTGTAAGAAGCTATTCATATACAGTTTATCTACGTGCAAATTGTCGAACATTCATGATAGGTGACAGGATTAAGATACATCTGCTTGAAGGAATTGAAAGGGAGTTTAGTGTGAAAGGTTTCCATCGCTACCAGAAACAATGTAAACTATGGGTATAAGAATGACCACCAAGCTAAGCGAAGTGCATGACATGCTCATGAGAGAAGCAGAGCGTGTCGAGCGTCTTACTATTCGTGCTTTATCCAAACTTGGCGAACAATGCGTTACAAAAATTCGTGATAGAGCAGGTGATAAAAGTTGGTACGACCAAACAGGCAACTTGCGTAGTTCGGTTGGATATGTGATTGCTCATAATAAGAACATCATTCAATACTCAACTTTCAACCAAGTGAAGCAAGGTTCAGAAGGTGTAAAAACAGGTAAAGACTTAGCGAAAGAACTTGCTAAAAGATATTCTAATAACTATGTACTTATCGTAGTCGCCGGAATGAACTATGCTGAATTTGTAGAAGCGATGGATAATAAAGACGTACTTACATCAACCGAACTTTGGGCAAGAGAACAAGTTCCATTGATGCTTGAAAAACTTAAAAGACAGATTGCGAAATAATGAAATCCGATATTGAAATAGCTAAGTTCGTTTATCACAAAATTAAAGGTACAGAACTCGAACGTAATGTCTCCGGTAAATTGAGTGACAGAGGAAGGCCCAACAAATCTGATAAAGAAGATATAGTCATATCTGTTCTTGCAAATGAAGGTTGCGGGCAAATACAACGAGCCTATGTGAATGTCAATATATATGTCAAAGACTTATGGAACTCTGAAACCAAAACATGGGAAAAAGATTCAATCCGAATTTGTGAATTATGCGAACTATCGAAGTTTTTATTCGCTATACGAAAAGACGAATATCATACGGTTCCATCACAATGCAGTCAAAAAACTGATTCAACAGGAGTTTCATTTGAAGACGGACATACAGAGCATTTCATTAATAACAAACTGTACATAGAGATAAATAACGAATAAATTTTTAATATAAATTAGGTATATCATGGCAGTAATAGGATGGGGTAAGCCCCGTGTATTTATAAAAGATTTGGATGCTTCTGCTCCTAAATGGGAGGAATTACCTACCCCTGTGGAAGATTCTACACAGTTGACAACAACAAAAGGAGATAAACAAGAAGCAAAAATCGAAGGAGGCGAAAATGAAGATGTAAAGTATGGAAAGAATACCTATGCTTTGGCATTGAACATTCGTGCCGCAAAAGGACGTAAGCGTCCTGTAAGTGATAGCGATGGTGTTGTTGCACACAATTATGCCGTTGTTGTTCAACCGGAAGACCCAGAAGTTCAAGGCTTCTGTATGGAGAAAACGACAGTTTCCGTCGAAGACACCTTTACTTCTGCAGACGGTGGTGTTTGGGCATACACTTTTGATGCTTTGAAAGCAGCCGCCGATAAAAAACAAATTCAGTGGGGTAAAATCATCGTGACGGAATCCGGTGGAAACATCAGTAAAATTGAATGCGATCCTGAAGATGAGTCTGGAGACGGTGATAAATTCGAAGTAGCTCCTAATCCAAGTGTTAGTGTATAATTCAATAGGTTGTAGATAGAGCCAAACGTGGGGGCTTCGTACCCACGTGTTCTGCGTATCTGGTGTAACGGTAGCACATATACACTCCATGTATAAAGTTGTGGTTCGACCCCACAGTTACGCTCAGTATAATTTATTTTGCATGGACAAAGAAGGGAAAATAATAGAAATGGATATTGCAGATACTATCATGGAAAGACCTTATGAGTTCCATATAGGAGAAATGCAATTCTACTTATACCCTGCCACATTGGGTAAAATATACCTTTTATCACGTCTTACCGAAAATTTAGAAATAAATAAAGACTTCCTTTCTCTAAATCCATATATGGAAGCATTACGATTATGCGATTCCAAAAGAGATATTATATGCAAAATATTGTCTTACCATACATTCGATAAAAAGGAAGAATTATTCAATAGCCACCTAATAAATGAAAGACGAAAGCTATTTGAAGACAACCTATCGAATGAAGAACTTGCTCAACTATTCATAATAGTGTTATCAAAGGATAACATTGAGCAGTTTATTAAACACTTCAAGATTGATATTGAGAAAAAAGAACAAGAAAAAATATCAAGAATCAAGAAAAAGAAGTGTAACACTATAACCTTTGGAGGTAAAAGTATTTATGGTACTTTGATAGATATAGCCTGCGAACGCTATGGCTGGACTATGGACTATGTTGTATGGGGTATTAGTTATGCCAACCTGCATATGTTACTTAATGATTACATAACATCTATATACCTTACTGACGACGAGATAAAGAAATATCATATATCTACGGACCGAACATTTATAAACGGGGACGATCCTAAAAATATGGATAAAATAAAAGGCATGAAGTGGGACTAAAACTCAATGAATTTACCTCGGTCGTATTCACTATAAGAAAAACATATATTATGTAAAAGTGCGTTATTATCCTCGTCAACATTAATTACTTTATATCCATAAAAATAAAACATAGGCCATGTAAAGCCGTCAGGTTTATAAAGTATTACAGCCAAATATACCCCTGTTTTTATGTCCTCAAAAATATTTATTCCAGAAAACGTGTCAGATGTATATGCGGGAGTCAACTCATTACCCAACTTATCTCTTAAAACTTGAGAATCGCCGTACTCCATTGTAGACATATAGCTGTCATCAAAGTCTCTTGCTGTTTCATATTCATATAAGCGAACCAAAGAAGGAGATGCAATTTTATTATCACATTTTACATTAATCATTACTGATAATATCTCAGGATCATTATCTGAGCAAGATGTAATGGATAAAGCACAAACTATGATTAGCAAAAACTTTCTCATAATTCTAAAATTTGTATTAGTTACGTTTGTCATTTTTCTAATTCATTTTTCTTTGCAAGCCAATAATTCGCCTCTTTCAATGCCAAATCAAGACCCTCTTTAAGACCATCGGCATAATTAAAAATATCATCGATAGTCTCAATGTCAATCCATTCATTCGTCTTGTAGTTATCCTTTGGCAAGCATATTTTTTTACTCCGTTTCCCTATATAAATGCGGCAAATCCACCACCATGTACTACCATCTATGTTCACGGAAAAATAAGTCTTGTAGTCGTTATATTGAATACGAGATACATCTACATACTTCCTCAATATACTGCGCACAATGTTATAGGCATCTATCTCCTCTTGTGTAGTAACTATACCTTTTTCTCGGTCTTGAAATACTACACCATCGGGAAGTTTTTCTTCATTCATTTCGTTCGGCTGTTGATTTTCATTCTCAACCCCCTGTGGCATTTGCTTTTCCTCCTTATTCTCATTCTTCATAGCCACATTCAAACGGTCGGATATAATATCGTTAATCACCGAAGCAATGGATTTCTTAACAATAGGTCTATATTGGTCCACAAGTTTTGCCGTATATTTCCCATCATTAAGATTACGGACAAAATAACGTGTAAATTCATCGTCCGGCATTTGGAAATTACGATTAAGCATTTCTTTTACTTGTATCGTGATTTGTAACTCTTGTGCCGTACTCAATATATCTTGCTCATTATAATAAGACTTATGAAACTTTTTCAGTTGCTCAATATCGTTGTCCGATAAATCAAGCATATTCACCACAAGGAACGGCTTTTCGTCCATTATGTTCACCTTTTCTAAATCTGTATAAAAGCGATATTCTATTCCATTCGTCAAGACCCCAAACCTAGCCTTTGAAGCGACAAAATATCTTTGTAACTGAGTGTCATGTAAATTCAAGTTTTGTTTACAATGCTTGCATTCTATAAGTAGTATAGGATTTTCGTCCTTCATTATGGCATAGTCTATTTTTTCGCCTTTCCTCTTAACTAAGTCACAATCCATTTCCGGTACAACCTCAAAGGGATTGAATACATCATATCCCAATGCTGCTATCACAGGCATTACAAAAGAGGTTTTTGTCGCTTCTTCCGTTGCTATGCTATCCTTCTGTTTAGCAATTTTCTCTACAATCTGTTGAATTGTATCTTTGAAATCCATATCTTATGCTGTTAAGATTGTTTCGTCAAAAGTATAATACAATAATCATTTATCAAAATATTTATACTCACACATTAGTTAAACTTTATTAACTCTATTCTATTTTATCAAAAGTATATGAATTTCATACACTTTTGTATATTTGCAAATGATGTGATGTTACATCTACCCATTTTAATCGAAAAGACTCATGGCCGGACTTCATTTTGATATAACAGGCGACAATTCTAATTTTCTTCGTAAACTACGAGAAGTAGAAACCGGAGTAACCAATACTTCTAAGGAAATAGAAAAAAATGGATTGGGCATAGAAGATATGTTCAACAAAATGACGAAAGCAGCTGCAGCTTTTGGGGCTGGCTTTACAGCAAAAGAACTTATCCAAAATATTATACAAGTAAGAGGTGAATTTCAACAATTAGAGGTCGCCTTTACCACTATGCTTGGAAGTAGTGAAAAGGCAAACGTCCTTATGGCTCAGCTCACAGAAACAGCCGCCAAAACTCCATTCGATCTACAAGGTGTTGCCAATGGAGCTCGTCAATTACTGGCTTACGGTACTTCTGCCGAAGATGTTAACGAGACTCTTATACGATTAGGGAACATTGCAGCCGGACTTTCACAACCTTTGGGAGACTTAGTATATCTCTATGGTACAACTATGACACAAGGTCGACTTTATACACAGGACCTAAACCAATTCACTGGACGAGGTATTCCAATGATAAAAGAACTTGCCAAAGAATTTGGAGTAGCTGAAAGTGAAATCAAAGGAATGGTAGAAGCTGGTATGATAGGGTTTCCAGAGGTTCAGAAAGTCATACAGAACCTTACCAACGAGGGTGGTATGTTCTTTAACTTAATGCAAGAACAAAGCAAAACCATTACCGGACAGATTTCTAACATAGGAGATAGTTTCTCGATGATGTTGAACGAGATCGGCAAAGCGAATGAAGGTATTATCAATTATGCATTATCCAGCGTCTCTTATTTGATAGAAAACTATGAAAAAGTAGGAAAAATACTAATTGAATTGGTCGGTACATACGGAGCATACAGAACTGCGCTTATGGCTATTACTGCATTACATAACCTTCAAGCTGCTGGTATTACTGCATTGACAGCTAAAGAGGCAATACATTATAGTTGGCTGGTGCTTACACAAAAAGCTCAATCCCTACTCAACAAGACTTTACTTGCCAACCCATATGTCGCAGTAGCAGCGGCAGTAGCAGCACTAGGTTTAGGTATTTATAAATTAGTCACTTATCAAACAGAAGCAGAAAAGGCACAGGAAAGGCTGAACGATGAATTTGGTAAAACCGAAGTGGCTGCATTAAATGAAATGTCCACATTAAGGGAACTTAATAGGCAACTTACGGAGGCTAAAAAATGGTCTGACGAATGGTATGCTATAAAAGAAAAAATAGTAAATGGCTATTCAAAGTATCTTTCTGGCATTGATGAAGAAATTGATAAAACAGGGTCTCTTGCTGGACAATATGAAAAATTAGAAAAAGCCATACGTAAATCTATGGCCGCACAAAATTATACCAATTTTGCCAAACAAGAAGAAGATATATACAATAGCGTCAGAGAAAAAAACTTAACAAAAGTATATGATGCATTTACAAAAAAATATGGAGATGAGTCTGGATTAAAAGTCTACCGAAATTGGTTAAACTGGCTGGATAGCGGTCGAGATATACCGACAGAAATTCAAAGGATTTTTAATGATGTATCTACTGGATGGGGAGAAAGTGCAAATACACTTCTATTTGAAATAAGGCGACAAGCTGAAATAAGAAATAAAAATTTAGAAGAATACAGAAACAAATATTTCATTCCCGAACCCTCATTTGATTCACCTACTGAAAATATTTTTACAACAGAAGGTAAATCCATCTCCCAACTTGAAGAAGAAATCAAGAAGGCTGAAACCTCACTTGCATCATTAAAAAAGGCCCTTGCAGACGGCAGCGGAACAAAAGAAGCAGTGGATCAACAAGAGGCTTATATCAAGTCGCTTCAAGACACTATACTTGAACGTGAGAAAGATTTGAGAGTAATCAATGAAGTCAAAACACAAATCTCAAAATTAGAGAAAGAGCAGGGAGAAACTGTAAGCGGAAGCAAGGAATACAATGCGTTACAATCACGAATTGACGCACTCCGTGCAAAGCTGCCTAAAACCAAATCTGATAAAGCGGCTGAAGATAAGCAAGCAAAAGAGCAAAAAGAGGCCGAGCAGAAACTTGTTGATGAACTTCTTGAGCTTCGTAAAAAAAATCAAGAGAAAGAAATCTCCCTCTGGGAAGAAGGTAAAGATAAGAAATTGAAGCAAATTAACTACTATTATGAAGAACAGAAAAAAGAAATTAAAAAGAAAGAGAAAGAGCTGGCCGAGTTAAACAAAGTAGCTAAGATTGAACCCTCCAAGCTTAATGAGAATGGACTAACAACTGAACAACAGGAAAATATTGATACCGCAAATAGGTTAAATGAAAAGAATAAGAATAAACAGACCAAAGAAATTCTCGATGATGAAATTAACGCAATGAACGATTATCTTGCCGCTTACGGGAACTATTATGAAAAGCGTAATGCTATTATTGAGCAAGGCGAATCTCGTAAGGTAGGCAAAAACGAATGGGAACAGAAGTCTATTGACGAAGAAACAAAAAGGGCACTATCTGATTTGGATATAGAGGCGAATAAATCTACGTCTGCCATAAGTAAATTGTTTGACGATATGCGTCAACACACAGTTGCAGATATGCGTCTCATTGCTAATGAAGCTGAACGAGCATTCCAATTCTTGCAATCAGGCGAATGGGACGAAAACAAAGGTCTTGAATTTGGTATGACAAAAGAGACCTTCGACACATTGCGTAAATCTCCCGAAGAATTAGAACGAATTAGAAAAGGTATAGATAATGTCCGTAATTCCGCAGATCAATCTGAAACGGGGTTTAACAAACTATCTAATGGTCTTAAAAAAGTATTCGATGCCGGTTCAAACACAAAAAAATTGCAAGATGGACTTGAAGAAATAAGAAGTGGATTGAGTGAGATATTAAGTGTAGCCCAATTCCTTTCCGACACATTTTCAAATCTCGGAGAGGCTTTCGGATCTGATACACTGTCAGGCATTGCCGAAGGTATCAATGTGGCTATGGACGGCCTCAATTCAGCCATGCAAGGAGCAGAGGCAGGTGCTATATTTGGGCCGATAGGTTCTGCTGCTGGTGCTGCCATCGGTCTTGTCTCCTCTCTTGCTTCCTCTATCGCAAAAATCCACGACGCAAAAAATGAAAAACGGATTCAGAAATTACAAGATCAGGTAGATACACTTGACCGTTCGTATGAAAAGTTAGGCAAGTCCATTGAAACTGCTTACGGAAAGAGTGCTTCCAGCTTGATTGAAGACCAAAATAAATTGCTAGAACAACAAAAAGTACTTATTCAAAATCAAATTAAAGAAGAACAAGATAAAAAGAATACAGATAGCGACAGAATAAAAGAATGGGAAAATCAAATTGACGAAATAAACAATCTCATTTCTGATAACAAAGAAAAAGCTATCGATGTCATATTTGGGGAAGACCTAAAAAGTGCTATTGACAACTTTGCAGAGGCTTATGCAGATGCATGGGCTTCTGGCGAGAATAGGGCTAAATCTGCAAAAGATGTTGTAAAGCAGATGATGCAACAAATGGTAACAGAGAGCATTAAGGCAGCAATTAAATCCTCAAATAAGATGGAGGAAATACGCACTAAGTTGCAACAATTTTATGCCGACAACGTGCTTTCTCAATGGGAACAAGATTACATCAACAACATGGCTGAACAGCTTCAACAAGAAATAGATGCTCAATTCGGTTGGGCTGATAGTCTCATGGGAGAAAGTTCTACCACCGAACAAAAGTCGACAGCCGGAGGTTTTGAAACCATGTCACAAGATACAGCAACGGAATTAAACGGCCGGTTTACAGCGTTGCAGCTTTCTGGTGAAGAAATCAAAAATCAAATGATTTCAGCCGTAATCTCTCTAAATTCTCTTTTATCTGTATCAACTAATAGCAATTCTATACTAAATAACATTCTTAATCAACATGTGATTACGAATAGCTACTTAGAAGACATTGCAAAATATACGAAATTATTAATTGATATAAAATCCGATATAGCACAAGTCAATAGGAATACTAAAGATTTATAGATATGAATACAGTAAAAGAAATAATGATGGCTGCTTTACAAAAAGGAGCTTGTAATAAGTCTTATGGTGTTAGCGACTGGAAAACTCTAGTATGGTTGTTCTTTACACCACAAGGCATAGAGTTTTGTGAGAAGAACAACTTCCCTCCTATTGAAACGTTCCGTGAGATGAGTAATGATATTGCTAATTATTGCGTGTTTGTCGACACTAAAAATGTAAAAAGAAGTAATGATACCAATATTGCTTTAATAGGCAATACCAATGCGGAACTAGTATTTGACGATAATACTAGAGTTCACAAAGTTATACTCATGCATGGAGCCAGAGCTATAATAGTTGCCCGTAATTACGCAGTTATTAGACTTATAAACATACGAAATTGTCCTGTAGAAATCAATAAAGACAAAACTTCAGTTATACTTAAATAAAATGGCATCGGGAGAGTTTTACATAAATGGGAAAGACTGCTATACAACTTGGGGTATAAGTATGGATACATCATCTCTTTCCTCCTTAATGACACCGTCACCTTTAAAAGAGTTCATCGAAAACAAGTCTCGATTAGAACATGGCAAACGAGTCCTGTCCTCTAATCCTAAAATCGATGAACGAAATATCACTTTAACTTTTAACCTGACGGCAAAAACGGAAGAAGAATTCTTTTCAAGATACAACAACTTTTGTGAAGAATTGGCAACAGGCATAATAAATATAAAAACAAAGTATCAACCAAATATTACTTACAAAACAATCTATATTTCATGCAATCAATTTACGCAATTCATGAGAGGAATAGCACGATTTTCTCTAAAACTTGTCGAATATAATCCAGCAGATAGAAATTCATAAAAAAGTACATGTTTTTCATGCACTTTTATTATCTTTGACTGAAATCGTATGAAGATATACGAAACCATCATGATAGACATTAAAAACATACAAGGAGAGACTATTTTATCAGTTCCTATAACAGAAGAATGTGTTCATGTAGAGGAATTGATGAAATCCGATTATGTAGAATTGTCGTGGAACTCGGACCAAAATGAAGAGATTCCGGTAGGGGCTTATATCATACTCGATGGTGAGAAATATTCTCTTTTGGATCCATATAATCCAGAACAAAAGAACGAGTTCGAATTTCAATACAAACCACAATTTCATTCGAAATTTATATCATGGGGTAAAGTGCCTTTTTTCATGTATTCTTATGATGAGAATAACGAGATAACTAATCGGGAGCCGGATTGGTCTCTTACCGATAACCCGGCCAATTTCATGAGTGTTATTTGTAAGGCTATCGAGAACGAAACCGGGGATACATGGACTTACGCCGTCGATTCTTCTCTTAACGCTTCCACTTCTTTGTCTTTCCAATCAATCGACATATTGTCTGCCTTGAACAGTATAGCATCTGCGCTTGATACAGAATGGTGGGTTGAGAAAGATTCCATGATTATTCATCTGTCGAAATCCGAACATGGAGCTGTTGTTTCTCTCGAAGTTGGTGAAAACATCAATACACCTTCGGTTACGGAGGGAAAAGATGGGTATTATACCCGATTTTACGCATTCGGGTCAACTCGAAACATCGTACAGGAATACAAAGGTGCTAATGTCAACAATTTGGTCAACAAACGGCTGACTCTTGACCCTAAAAAATATCCGAACGGATATAAAGATATAAGGCCAAACCTTCAACAGGGAGAGATATTTAGCAAAATCCTCCAGTTCGATGATATATACCCTTCATCGGAACTCTCCATATCAGATGTCAGATTCCGCCTTATGTGGCGTATAGACTCGGAAACGAATGATAAAATACAGATAGGCACAGATGAAAACGGAGACCCTATATACGACCAATATGCGATATGGTATTTTCAAATACCGGAATTTAACTTCGACAATTCCCCTTATGACGAAGAAAAAAATCCGAATGGTATGCGTATACCAAATAAGGAACCTTCGGTACATTTCCAATCGGGGGCTTTGCAAGGTATGGAATTTGAGCTTATATACCATGATGAGAGTAAAACAATAACAAGTGATGATGGTATAAGCTTCGAAGTCAAAAAAGGAGATTTCGAGATTAAATATAAAGAGGAAGAAGGTAACTATATTATACCTGCTATTACGGGACTTATACCGTCGGAAAATGACGATATTATCCTATTCAACGTCAAAATGCCGGAAGAATATACAGATTCGGCGTACATACGTCTAGAAACGGCTATGAACGAAGAAATAGAACGGCTTTCTTCCGACCAAAACAATTACCGGTTTTCATCTAATCCTGTGGTGTTCAATGAAAACAATCCTGATTTATCCATAGGAAGAAAAGTCGAATACATAAACACAGGATATTCATATGTTACTCGTGTTATAAGCCTTACAACCAAACTCGACTATCCTTGCGAACAGACTATTACCATCGGGAACAACCTAATAAAAAGGAATACGCAAGAACTGAAAGAAGAGGTTGCATCTGCTAATAAGAATATCGACTTGATTTCTGCCATCAATGATATGACGGCTTCCTTGCAACAATCGTATCAACGGACTGTAAAACAAATGCAGGAAGGATTTGCCCGTATTAACGATATGTGGAAATTCGACACAGAGTTGGAAAATACGATATACTCGAAATTTAATGTGTATTCACAGGGTGGAATATCCGCTCTTGGTGTATGGCGTGGAGAAGGGGGTGGCGGAGGAGGGCTCATCAAGCTCGTTCATGGGTTCGACGATCTGGGCGGCGTGTTCGACAACACCACGATGACGGATACTTTCAACGCCTACACCATCAACGAGATTTGGAAACTCGCCAACGCCGGCGCATCTACGATAGGTACAGGCAATGTGGTGACGGCGGTCAGCAAGACAGCCCTCGGTATCGTTGTCACCAAAGGCATCACCCTGTACGATTGGGTGCAGCAGCCGAACAAGCCTACCTATTCGCTGGCCGAGATAAACAACGTGAGCGGTACATATACGGGGCTGACAGTCGGACGTGCGGTCGAATCGGACAATGCGAAAAAGTTGAACGGACTTGACAACGGGGCTTTCCTGTATAAAAGGGGCGGCATGTATGAGACAGCCACCGGAAACGGGTGGTTGATTCGCACGAAAGTCGAAGAGGCCGAGGCGGCTATGTTGACGTTGCATCTGATCGGAAATGGATATTATAGCCGACGAATTATCAATACGATCGTACAGGCGTATAATTATACCCCGAACGATGTCGAGTTTACGGCTACGGCCGGTACGCATTTCGGTGACGATTTGGGTGACGTGAAGGTGTTCTTGTACGGGGGACACGTGTGTTTTTGGGTTTCGGCCAAGACCGATTACCAGACCTGCTCCATATTCGTCTATAACACATACGGGGCTTTGAACGGGACTTGCGAGAACTGTGTGGATAGCATATCGTTGTCTCCCATGCCGGCAGTCGGCGTGAGCAAGCTGACCGTGGTGACCCCGTCTGTCGCCTTGACGGATAACGATTCCATCGCCGCCGACAGGCTTAAAAATATCCGGACGATTTGGGGAAATCCGTTTGACGGATCGAACGATGTGTCCGGAAGTCTGTCGGGAGTCCGGGATATAACGATGGAGGGAGACATCGATGGAGCGAATGTAATCAGGGCTACGAGTATAAACCTTTCGACCGGGAGTAAGTCTGTCTCCATCTCCGCCGGAAGGATTGTGGCGACGAATAACATAAGGTCAAAGGAGAGTGTCACATCGGACGGTAACATCACGGCCGGAGGGGATATATCGTCGCAAGGCAATATCTCGGCACAAGGCTCGGTCACCGCTCTAACGACTTCGGACATGCGTTTGAAGCGAGATTTCGACTATACCCGAAGTTATACCGACCGCCTCTTGGCGATGGGCAGGGTATGCGATTTCCGATACACCGAAAAAGCACGGAAGCGTAACAAGGGCGGTGTGGACGGGGAAGCCCATACGGGGCTGTTGTACCAAAAGGTGAAAGAGGTATTGCCATCGATGGCCTACGAAACGGGGGACGGTTACGGGGCTCTGAACTACCTGTCGCCCGACTATATCAACACCATAGCCGGGGCAACGCAGGAGACCGCCCGTCTGGTTAAAGCCCTTATGGAAGATATAGAACGATTGAAAAAGGAATTGTCCGAATTAAAAGGGAAAGGAGGAAAGTGAGCCTATGGCCATCGATAAAAACAAGATAGCAGCCCCGATAGCGATAACCGACCCGTATAATCTGCTGGGGATTTATCCTTCAAACGGGATATGGGACGTGGCCGACATCGTTGCCCTCGAACGTCCCCTGTTGCAGGGTGGCCGTCCGGGACGTATCAACAAATGGAGTCGTCATAAACCCGTGCGCTATCCGCAGGCTGCACCGCTATCCGACAACTATCCTCAGCAATCCGGCGAGGTCACGACATACGTCGATCAATGGGAAGGAAGCGAAACGGATAAGAATCAAGGCATACGCTATGGCTTGAAAGCCACGATACCGCACGGCACGAATATCGTCGCTATCCATGATACCTCTTTCGAATATGTCGCCTATCCCCACCCGGGGACGGATTTTTGCCGCCTGAGCGATTTCGACGGCTACGACCACAATGCGGAACCTAATTTAACGGGAAGCCGGATCGACGAAATCAGTGCGGACGTGCCGTATCTTTTTGTCGATATTAATTATTACGACACTTCGGTGAATCCTACCGGCGTACCCGTCGAATCGTGGCTGGCGCTGGCCTCCGACAAGAGTATCGGCGATTATTACCCGGCTATTTTGGCAACCGATGGAAATGGAAGCAGTTTTGCCCGATTGCTGACAAACGCCTCTACAAACACCGTAACCACCTTGCGGGTGGGCAATGTGTGGTACTCCGCTTTCAAGGTAAAATTTTTCAGTGACGGTACTACTCCGCCGATACTTCCTGTCGGACAGAGCGACACATTTCCGGGGGAGGATTCGGTAGGGGCGAATTTGAAGGTGACATTGTTCCTTATCGATAAGAAGTCGTTCGAATACTGGACAGGGGTCGACAAACAGATTACCGTGGCGGATTATTTCCCCATACCCACATCGATAGCCATGACAGCCGAGATAAACAGCACATATACCCCGATTAAAATCGTGGATTTCACTTTCCTTTCGAGTTACTTTCAGGTGCGTATCAGTTTTCCGAACGGAAATCCTCCGGTGGGTGAGAAATACACCTTCCGCATTTCGGGGTCCGGATTCCTCGCGATATATGATTACGAACACAAGGGAACTGGGATTCTCATTTTGAATATCCCTTTGGGGCCGACGCATCCCGACCTTCCACCGGGAACCCATACCTATTACTTGACCTGTTCCGTGTATGGGGTCTCCTCGTCGGGTGAGGCCGGCGTTCAACTCGACTCCCTATCCAAAAACGTGACATTCGACATTCCCGACAGCGGGATATTATAAACCTATAAATACAAAACATTATGATAGAATTAGTAAAAATCAGCGAGAACATCAGCCGTTCGTTCAACGGAAAAGAGACTGTGGAAACCCTGCAAGCGGTCAATTACCGAATTATGGAAAACGGTGTGGAAAAAGGTCATGTCACTGTCGGGCAAGGCAGTTTTAACATGAATGTCTATTCCATGACCTCCACGGTCGAGGAAACGAAAGCTCTGGTGGAAAAAATGTTCAACGCATTATCCGATGGCAGCTCTGAGTGACAAAGATCCCATAGTGAAGTACTCGTGGGAGGATATTAAGTTTACCATTGGCTTTGAGGACAGAAACAAGCAGCCCATCGATGCCGAGACGAAGAAGTTTAAGTTCATCTACAAGGACGAGGCCGGTTGTTGTTGCGAAGTGAGCTACGACGGGAAGACACGTAAGAACTGTGTGTTCCGTGACGGCGTGCTGTACGGCATATTCAATTCCGGAACTTTCCGCTATGGCTTGCTCACGGTCGAGAGGCATTACTGGATAGAGGATGCCGATTTCGATGACGGCAAATGGGACTATGGCGATGTTTACAAAACCAATATAATCATCAAGTGATATGGCAGATAGTGATTGCATAATCGTTCATGAGCAGGTGGTAGTGCCCGATGCCGCCGTGGTGGAGGAAATGGTTGCCTTGCCCGGTGAAAAAGGAGACCCTTTTACCTACGACGATTTTACGCCGGAGCAAATCGCCGATCTTCAACGCCCTGCGACAGAGGCGGCGGCAGTCGCCAATCAAGCGGCTGAAAATGCCAATAAAGCGACCTCGGATATAAAGGCTCTCGGTGTCAAGTTGACGGCAGAAGAAGCGAAACGGGAATCTGCTGAAAGCAGCCGTGCCTCGGCGGAGAGTGAGAGAGCCGAAGCGGAAGCTCTAAGAGAGTCGAGTTTCTCCCAAATGCAAACTACGCTCGAAGGACTTATTTCCGATACAAACACAGCCACATCGAACGCCAACACAGCGGCGGGAAATGCGGAGAATGCCGCAACGGCAGCTAACAACTCGGCAACTCTCGCTAATGAGGCGGCCGATAAAGCAAACCAAGCGGCGGAGAGCATAGACGATAAAATCTCCGGGAAACAAGACAGATTGATTAGTGGAGAAAACGTCGAAATAAAAGACAACATTATTTCTGCGCAGGGGATAAACGGGAAATTATTCGAAGATACGAGTAAAACCTACCAGCTGTATTATTTTAAAAACGGTTTGTTTTTTTATTGCAACAAGGATAGCAGGCTTGCCTGTTGGAATGAACAGACAGGAGAAGATACTGTTTATGATGAAATCACGTTAAATATACATCCATATCTCTATAATAGAAACTCTTGCTTCGTTTATAAAGACGGTAAAATCATTGTACCTAACAGTAGTGCCATCACTTGCTGGGATTTAGATACACGAACTAAGATATGGACTTTATCAGAACAGTACTATAATTGCAACTTCATCGAATATAAGGACTTCGTATATTTTTACAAAAATGATGGCGTTCTACGACTGATAGATTTTGAAACCGGTCTCACTGAAAAAGAATTCGATCTGAAAGAATTGTCCGGAGCCTCCATTTCAGGTATTCAGAATTTCGGACAATGCGAATACAACGGATTCAATTATTTCCTGTCGTACAGTAATTTGTTTAAAATCGACAGTTCCAACGGCGATATTTCATTTGTCGGGAAAATAGAAGGTTCAGGATATAACATTATCGTCTATTTCAACAGTGCGGCTTATGTTATAAGCCATCAAAAGATTTGTACGATAGAGATGTCAAACATAGAGAACGGAACCCTCACCAAGAAAAACGAAGCGGGATATACCATGAATACTTATGTCAATATTTCCCCAAGCGATTCATTGATGGGCAATTCGATTTATGGTTATAAATATAAACTCACTTTCAACAGCTTGTACTACAATATTTATGTATATGCAGATATAAATATGGACAAGTATGTCGGTAGGGTGGTAAAGGGAGATTCCGGGTATATTCATATCCCTAACCCGGATTTGGGAAATGGAAAACTTCTGTATCCGAGGTATAAAAAATTCAATTGATATGATACAAGTTAAAATATACGACGAAAGAGTCACTAATATTTATTATGGCGAAACCCTGATAGAAGGATTCACACGAATAGATTCTATCCCATCTCCCGAAGAGATACCCGGAAAAATACCCGTGATGTATTACCGGAACGGGGCGATAGTCTATGAGTACGAGGCCGCACCGGAAGCGACGGAGGACGGCACGGAAACATCTCCCGTACCAATGGACTACGGAGAAACGGTAAACGGATTGATCCGTAGGAAATATACCTTGTCGGAGGAGTTGGCGATACTTCGTCAAAGAGATACGAAAGCAGAGGAGTTCGAGGCTTATAACGCCTATGCGGAATCCTGCAAAGAGGAAGCCAGATTATTAATCGAAAAACAGAAACATTGATATGGGAGGGATAAACGAGGCTACGGAGGTAGCCAGAGGGATAAGCGAACAGGGGTTCTTGGTGATGACCGCAGCATTCTTCTTGGTGTTGTCGGCCATGATGATGGTGGCCTGCTTCAAGTGGTTCAAATCGATTATCACCAAGAGCATGGAGGATTACGGCGAATCCCTGAAAGAGCTTATTGAAAAGACGAACGACCAGAATAACATGTTGTCCGACATATCGGAAGGTCTTAGACCGGAAACGCAGCTTCGGATAAAGAACATGACGAGTGAATTTTTCAACCTTTCCGCCAGACGGGTTTTGGAAATTATCGAACAAGTTAGGAAGGAAAACCATATATCCGACAGGAATAGGACGCATGAAAAAATTATCGGAAATCTCACGAACCAGTACGAGGACAGGAACAGCCGTTTCGACTACTTTACCTATCGGGGTAAACGTCTTTCATGTTATACCAATCCTGAATGGATAGACTGGGTGGCAGAGGTTGTCGAGAACGAGATATATGCCCATACGGTGAACGATGACAGGGCTAAAACCAATGTATTTTCTGTCTATGACCGTATCAAGCTCGATTTTTATCACCGATTAAATAACGAATAATATGAAGAAAATTTTGGAAAGAATCAAAGGGTTGTTATTGTCTATTCCCCACGACAAGCTACTGCATTTTATCGCAGGAGGTGTCATCGCCTCTTTCTTCGCCATCGTGATAGGTGCGACGGCGGAATATTGTGTGCTGTTCTCTGCCATAGCGGGCTGTATCAAGGAGGCTGTCGACGAGTGGAGGAAGCCGGGGGCTTGGTCGTATGCCGACCTGCTGGCCACCATACTGGGAGGGCTGGTGATTCAAATCGAGGTTTGGATTGCCTGACGAAAAAAAATGAATTTTTATAACCCGGCGACGGGAAAGCGTTCTTTGACTTCTTGGAATCACCGTTTTAATGTTAAATATTGGGCAAAAAAGAAATTTTATTTGCAAAAAGAAATTTTTATCATTATGTTTGCAGCAACATAATTATGCCTTTGGCCTACGTTTGTCCCTTCTTAATAACGGATAAGCTTTACCAAAGGCCATTTTTTTTTAATTTAGGATAATGGTAAATCATAGAGGAACATCTTACACAGAAACACCGATAAGAGTAGCTATTTTAATTGATGGTGGATATTTCATAAAACGATATAACATACTTTATAATAAATCCGGTAAAAAAGAACCAGAAACAATAGCTAACGATTTATATACAATTTCACATTCACATGTAGGAAAGAATAACTATCTATATAGAATATTTTATTATGATTGTATTCCTTTCAACAAAAAAATCCATAATCCAATATCAAAAAAATGTATTGACTTCTCTAAAACAGAAGAGTCCATACGCCGTAATGCATTGATAAATGAATTAAAGAAAAAACGGAAGGTTGCATTGAGACTTGGATATATAAAGGATTGCAAACAATGGAAATTGTTTGACAATGTAATGAAATCCTTGTTAAGAAAAGAAATATCAATAGAAGAAATTAAAGAAACCGATGTTTATTACGAATTAAAGCAAAAAGGTATAGACATGAAAATCGGCGTTGATATTGCTTCTCTTTCATTAAAAAGATTTGTTGATAAGATAGTCCTTATATCTGGGGATTCTGATTTTGTACCAGCAGCAAAGCTAGCAAGGCGCGAAGGAATTGATTTTGTTCTTGATCCTATGCACTCAGAACATATAGAACCGAACTTATATGAGCATATAGATGGATTGAAAAGTATACCTATGTATTATCAAAAAGAAAAAGGAAATAAAAAGACCCTTCCTGAAAACAGAGATTAATAGTTACATACATTCGTTACAAGCGGTGATTCTAAAAAAGTCACCGCTTTTTTTGTCGCCAAAAATGAAGAAAGACATGAATAAGAATGTACAGGATTTTGTCATCGAAACGATTCAATCGATTGCCTCGAAAATACCGGGAATAAGGATCAGGTATGCCTACGACATACAGACCAACTTCCATATCGTGGAGGTCTCTCCTGAAAGCATAAGAAGAGGCAGTGAAGAATACATGGAAATGGAGTATAATTTATGTAATGAATTTCAAGAAAAATTTCCGGAAGAGGATTTGCTCGTATCTGATCCGGACAAAATTAACAACATGGAAAACTTAATCTTCGAGATATGAAATACTTCACGATGAAAGAACTCACAAAGAGCTCGACGGCAGATAAACTGGGTATAGACAATACCCCGACGACCGAAGCGTCGGCCCAGTTGTCGAACCTTGTCACCCATGTTTTAGACCCTTTGCGGGAGATGTACGGAAAGGCGATAACCGTCAATTCGGGCTACCGTTGTCCCAAACTCAATGCCGCCGTGGGTGGTGCGAAAAACAGCCAGCACATGAGGGGTAATGCGGCGGATATAACGGCAGGGAACAAGGAGGAGAACAAGAAGCTGTTCGAATTGATTCGGGATAACCTTCCCTTCGACCAGCTTTTGAACGAGAGCAATTACAGTTGGGTGCACGTGTCTTATGTGTCTACATCGAAGAACCGGAAACAAATACTGAGCCTATGAGACATATCGTATTCCTATTGTTGTTTTTGGCCGGCTTGGCTGCGACGAGTTGTACCAGACATGTGTATGTTCCGGTGGAGACGACAAAGAGCGACACGGTGTATCTGAACAGGGTGCAGCTCGATTCCATATACATGCGGGACAGTGTTTCCATCGAGAAATCGGGAGACACGATACGTGAGTTCCAATACAAGTACATATACAGGTTCAAGGACAGAATCGATACGCTGTATATATCCAAGACGGACAGCATACAAGTACCCTACCCCGTCGAGGTAGTAAAGTACAAGACTCCCCGATGGTGCTGGTGGGCTCTCGGTGGCATTGTCTTGCTGCTTGTCCCTTACATCATGAAATGGATAACAAAATTGAAAGGACTGGGTTTCTTGATATAATTTGATTTACGACTCCTTCCGAGGCTTCGGAGTATAAAGGAAAGCCTCAATCTCTTGCTGCTCTTCCAAAACTAACAAGAGACAACATCACGGGGAATGTTACGAGGCTTTCACAGCCTTTAAACAGGAACGTGATGTTTTTTATTGTGTCAACAATCTATAATTTAACAAATATTTAAAAAGGCAAGAGATATGAAAACCAATGAAATCTTTGAACACGTCTTGCAAATCGTTTGCGAGGAATGTGAGCTGTGTTACGGCGAATTGATTAACGGTGCGAACAAAAATGCGGTCGACGCACGTTGCCTGCTCATCTGTGCGTTGGTATCGCTCGGATTTACGGAAGAAAATATAGCGTCTTACTTGTCTATGACAAGACAAGGAGTGAATAAGTTGAAAAATACGTTATCACACAGGATTTCACAAAGTTACATTCTATTAAAGAACAATCAACTAATTAGCAAACGTATAGCAACTGAAATTCATAGATAGCAACTGTTATGACCGTATGTTTGACACACCGGAAGATGTTCTTTCGGTATAACTAAAAAAATAAAAACATATGGAAGGAATTAACAGAGAAATCGTAGAAAAGAAAGTCTACGAAGAAGGAAAGAAAGAGTATGCCTCTAAGGGTGTAGGTAATGCCGGTTTAGCATTGGGAATCGTCGGTACGGCTCTTGGCGCAGGTGCGCTTTGGGGAAGACGCAACGGGATTTTCGGTGGCGGTTCCATGCCTGAGAACGTAAACATCAACACGACGACAGGTGGCTGGGGAGGTTCAAGTGCTGTCGCTCCCACCGCATTTCAAGCATGGGAAAAAGAATGTGAGGATGCAATTGCTCTCACCAATACCATTTGGGGATTAAAAGTCAACACGCAAGACCAAATGTATGCACATCGTGAAACCGATGTGGCTGAAAAATTCCAGTTGTATAAGTCGCAAATCGACGCAGATTTCGGACTTTACAAGACAAGCCGAGATTTATACGATGTATTGAACGAGCGATATGCCAACAAATTCAATGAACTAGACAAGAAGGTAGCTGTTTTGGAAGCCACCCGTCCGTATCAAGACAGATTGATTCAGTGCGAAATTGATCGTGCCTTCACAGCCTCCATCAATTACACGGATCGCAAGACTTGCCGAGCTATCTATGGCGTTGTAGGTCTTCCTTCTACTCCTACCGTAACTGTTTTGGAGGGTGCAAACCCTTTCGGTTGCAACTGCAAAAGAGCAGCGTCGGAAACTCCGACGGCATAAAGGCCGAAAAGAAACGCAAGAAAAAGCGTTAGTGGTAGAGCCCCTTCGGGGGCGATACCACTTTCATTACCGATTACTAACCACTAACACGAATAATTATGAATTTTACAGACCCTTTATTAAACGACAGGAACTTTTCTATCCCCGAATTGGAGAGAGAACAGGAAGCCATGCAACAAAAAATTGCTGAAATGAAAAGAAACTATCGGCAATCTGCGCAAACGACTTCTTCTCCCGTGTGGGACGAAATAGACAGGATTATGGACTCCTTGACTGAAAAGGAGTTTAGGTTTATGCAAGAGAATGAAGAATTTCAGCAAAGCAGCATGGAAATTCAGAGTATTCTCAACCGGGAGTATATGCGGATTATGAGACCGATAGTCGAAGGGACAAAGGACGGGAAAGATGCGTTGGACAAACACCTTACCCTCACCAAACGATTGAAGAAAACTGTTAAGGACGAAGCTGACAAAAAGGACGCCTTGATGAACGAATATATTACTCAGTACAGCGACATGAGCTGGAATGAATTTATGGATATGAAACAAAGAAAAACATCTTCTAAATCTAAAAAATAATGGAACTGAAAGAAAAACTGGAAGCTGTAAAAACAAAGTTTAATAAGGCTGCTCATACATGGATAGATGATAGGATCGATGATTTTACACGAAATAATCCCCAATTAAAAACGGTATCCACATACCTCAAACGTGGAGCAAAAAATTATTTGTTGAAAGAAGACAAAAAGATTAACGAACTTATCGATGGATTATCTTTATTTATTTGCGACGAAAATGGGAACATAGATGTTAATATGCTATTCGATGATTTCATTGAAATGTTCAATTCTATGGAAGAAAGAGAATTTAATCTGGGTATTCTTAAAGGTAATCTTGGCTCTGGGGCCATGAAAATAGAAATACCAAATAATCTCCTGACTAATTTGGTATTTGGAAATATGGGGTATATTCGTATTACATCGGGTGACTTAGTTGAGCTTAAAAAATTATTTATAACGGAATGAAAACATTATAAAAAGGAGGTATAAAATGAAGTACAACGAAATGATTCAAAAAGCAAGGACAAATGGAATATCCAGCGATAAAATTATGAATGAAGGAATAGAGTCCATTGATAATTTACTTTGTATTATAGAAAAGGAGCATCCTAATATATATTGGAAATTTATGAGAGAGCAACATGGTATCTTATATAAGAATCACTATACAGAGGATTTTGCTAAGTACGATGTAAGTTGCATTTCATACACAGATAAAGAGGAACGAAAACGGGAAGGAGCACATTGGACTATCGATCAAATAGAAGAACTCACCAAAAATATGGCATTCCCGGTAGGAACCACAAAATGGGACAAATACGTAGCATTCAATTCGATGTATGCAGACCTTTGCAAAGTATTAGATGACCAAGCTATTATCAAATCTGCACATGCTTTTTATTTTATGGACGAAGATGCCCCTGCTGGAAAAATTTGGTTATACATAAAATCTATGAAATAATCTATATTAAATCTAAGGGTGTATCAAACGTAAATAATACACCCTTATTATATTAAAATATTACCACGGGTGTATTCTTCTGCGTATTTTCCCTGATTTTCTCCGGCTTAATGAAGATACTACATTATCTGCATTATCATCGGAAAGAGTTTTATATACCATTGCTTCTTGTGGAATTTTAATCAAGAGCCAGCGATATATTATGTAATTTATCAGGAACTGCAATATATAATTATCGGCTACACAGATAGAGGTATCTGGTATATCTTCATTCATCTGGCATGGATAACAAAGACGGTACAACCTTAAATCGTCGTCTGAAAGTCTATTATCTGGATCTAAATCACATATATCAATTTGACTCATTTCCCTTTCGTCATCTTCTGGTTCTATGATATAGGCAACCAGTTTATTTTGCATATAGGCATGTGCATCTTTTAAAAATCGCTGAAATAATAAATCATCGTCTTCGGTAAGGGATAATGACACTAATTGAGTGCTCCCATCTTCATTTCGCCGAGAGGCTCCAAGCATAGTTGTAATATTCTTTACTTCGGACAATATTTTTTCTGCCGTATAGTGAAATACATATCTTTTCATCTTAACTTGGTATTAAATGTATTTTTTTCCTGTATATCTAATCTTGTAATGGTTGAATCGGAAAGCATATCGCCTTCTATAAATAGATAGAAGTTCCTCCAAGATGACGGTATTCTAGGGAGTAGAATATCAGATAACAGCGTATCGCTGTTTATGTTCATCGATATGATCTTATAAAATGTTTTGTTATCGTTGGAAACATATATGGAAATAGAAAAATGTCCTCCGGCCAACATACGCAAAATGGAGCGTTCTATTTTTTTGAATCCCGGTGTTCCTAGTGTTATGGGAGCTGTACAAATGGTAACATTTTGTAACTGGTTGGACTCTTGGGATAAATCATATACTTCATCTTCATCGGATACGGCATAACAAACCGGATACGACGGTATAAAATAGGAGGCTTTCATTTTTCTTTGTCTCCATATTTTTCGTTGAAGATCGTAAATAAAGGCAGTATTTGCTTCTGTATTTTTTATGATAAGCTCACCAAAAGGATAATTGTATGCCAACAAAGGCTCGGTCAATACATTTTCTATCCCTTCCATATATACGTGTGCTGGGTTGGGAATATAATCAGCTTCGAGAGAGTCGGAAATTGATTTAGCAGAATAGCCGGAAAGAACAAATAATTTTCTATCGGAGGTAAAAGCCACAGCATTATCAAGAGATATAATAGAACGGGCATTGCTGCAAATATCCCTTGATACTGGAAACACATTGGAATAAATGACTTCTCCTGTACCGACTTGCATCATGTATATGCCCTCGTCGGTGAATACATATAGAGGAAATTGCCCGTATTGCCCTTGTGATAGAGCGGGTGTTGCGGCGGCCATGCCGATAATTTTACCATTTCCTATGGTGTAGGTTTGCTCGACGGGAAATATAAATGGATTGTCCGTGGCAGAAACTTTAAGTTTGTTGGGGGTTGTCTCAATGTTATTCGAAGATTGGGGAGCCTCTGGTATTTCTGTTATTACTGTACCTGAAATTGTTATCGGATTTATCTCTCCCGTGGGTAGATAATATGCCAAATTGAGGAAGTCATGCGGAGTGAGATCGAAAGAGGCTGAGAAACGATAGTTTGTTAACGCACCCGATTCTTCTCTTACCCGATATATAATGGTTATCTCCATATTATAAGCCCGTGAATCGGGGTATGAGATATATGGGGAAAGGAGTAAAAGATTATCCCCGTTCGGTATGTCTTGGTCACGCACCACGATAGAAGTTCCTGATTCGGTTTTTATATAGGTTTTTGAAATGTATTTTATGACGTCTACGGTTGAACCGGCATAGGATATGAACATTTCGACAGGATAGCCATCATATAATTTTTGGGACGTACCTGAGATGTGCAACTTACTATTATAATTAAATATTTTTTCGGCAATGAGCCTATTATGAGAATAGGTATCATCTGTTAATGTGGGCTGATACACGAGGTTCTTTAATATGTCGGATAAATCGGGTATATCTGAAAGAGTATTATTATTGAATTTATCACTATCAAAATCGTATTGTGCAATGCGGTAGAAATTGGCAGTCTCTAATATTCGCTCTCGTAGTTTTTCGTCATTTGTGTAAAATGGGTCACCACCAAACGAATAAGGATTTCCATTACCTAAAACAGGGAAATTATTCTTATAAGTATCGGTATCATCATAATATGGAATCTCAGCCATAAATACGTCTATCCCCTTATATATATCGGATTCTTTTAACGATTTAGAGATAGTAATATCCACTTTTATCCTATAATATCCCACCATAGCCCTAACCGACCTGTTTTTATAATCGTTGTTCATCGTCCCGGAAATAAATATCGGCGATCGTCTCATAAGCAGAACGGGAGCTGAATGTAACGTATATGTGCCGTCGTGCATTCTGATAGCCCAACGGATAAGAGCCACATTGTGAATCTCACCTTTTGATCGCAAATCATCTATTTTTTCATAAATAGCACCATCTGGGGTCTCTCCTTTGGAAAGTATATACTTTGCGCCAACTTCAACGACCTCATATGGAAAGCTTATATTTACATATCCATAATTTCCAGTGTCTGTCTGGTTGATTTTTACGGTTATATCATCTTCATTTATAGAAATATTTTTGTAAACGTATGTGCCAGATGATCCATACAGATAACACAAGAAATAAAAAATACCACCGTCTGTTGATACAACAAGGGTGTTTCCCACGGAGGTTATATCATTTAAACCATCAATTTGATAAATAGGAACTCCGATTTTTGCTTCTGAACTTGCCCCGTCGTTGTAATACATAGGTCTCACGACTTTATCATTGCCATAACGATATGCTTCGTAGTAGATAGTGCTTCCATCGAAAGTAATCCAATTTTCATAACCATTGCCTTTGTGAATATAAATGAGTTCTCTATGATTGGAAATAGTATATATTTTCTTATTCACACCAGTCGGAGATATAGATCCAGTGGAAGTGTGACGGAGATTTACCATAGCGGTTAACTGCCCGTCTTGTGGATTTGAAGTGTCTAATACTATACCCGAAAAAGGAATGGTTTTCATACAAAATATTTTTTGTAAAACTAATGATGTTTATTGATATGTCGGCGTACGTGGTTGCCATTTGTTTACCTTATTGTTTTTTTGATGAAATCTCTTTTTTTAGTTTGTCTATCATTCTCTGAAATTTTGCAGCCACCCGTGGACAGTGTATTTTTAAGTTCCTATCTCGCTCGGCTTCGTAATAGGCTATTTTATATTTAATTTCTTCTTTTTTCATGAATATCTGTTCATTACATTTTAATTCTTTCCCAAAATATTTTTGGATTGGAATTATATTCTTTTATCTTATCGGTCAATAATTCCAGCTTTTTAATAGATGCTCTATTATCATGCTCTATTATCTCTAATCTGCTAATTTCTCTTTTAAGATTTTCGTTTTCTTGTAACAAACACTTGTATTTATTCAATTGGTCTTTTAACTTGTCAATCTCACTTTTCAATGCCTCATTTGTAAATATCCTATAAACATGGTTTTCTGGATATATCAAATCATTCACATAAATAGCACCCACTTTATTTATGGCAGTAAGTAGGAATGAGATAGAATAAGCATCAATAGTGTAAATTTTAGAAGATTCAAGTTCTGCATAAAATGTACCATCGCTTTTTATAATCCCATTGTCAGTTTTGACAATTAACTTGTCATCTTCAATATAAACTTTTCCCATGTTAGTGATTCTAATTATTAGTGAAAATATCATCTATACACTCGTTCACCCTGTCGCATGTATCTCCAAAGGAAATGGCAAAAGATTCGTCGCCTACACGGTCTATGATGGATCGCAGGTCACGGGCGATGTGGTTGAACGCCCGCAGTTCTTCCAGCATAGGAAGGGTAACAGTACCGTCATATTTTTTCAGTAGCGAAAGTAAATCGACGGCGGAGGATTCTGCAATGTCCGCCAACACTGGGATTTTTCTCAGGAGGCGATTACATTTCTCTTTGTCCTCTTTGCTCATGGTGTCGGTGATTGTTTTTGCCGTGACTTGCTCACGGGTTTGTAGTAGCCGGTCGTATTGACTTCGTAAGTTGTCAAACAGAGCGAAGTCGCCCCTTCTCAGAGCCTTCTCCATCTTCCGGCTGTACTCCTCTTTCAATATCTCGATGTTCATATCAAAACAATTTTAACTGTTCAACTTTATTTTCAATCTTAACTATCTCTTCAATGATTCGTTTCATTATTTTTTGTCTTATATAATTTTATAAGGTTTATAAAATAAAAAAGCTATCTCAAATTTTATTTTGAGATAGCATCAAAAAAAAGGGAAATCTGCCAGTAGGCAGCTCTATACCTAAAAAAGAGGGTGATTATACCTTTTTATATTTCCCTTTAAGGTCGGTTTCATAAACATCTACGACCTTATCGGCAAGTACACTAAGATCTCTTGACATGCTACGATTCCTCGGTGGATAGCCTTTATGGAATTTTACTACATTAATTTTTGTCATATTGTCTTTAACAAACCTTATTGCTTCTGAATAATCGTAGTCTCCACTGACAAGAATAATTTTATCACATTTTTTACCAACACTAAGGGAAATCATTTTCACAGCTAGTGAAATATCAACTCCTTTTTCACCAACATAAGTATGTTTATATGGATCAATTTTTAAAACTCCTGTTTTAACCATTTCTATATTATCATGTTCAAGACATAATTGATCGTAGGCATATTCTATATTGGCAAATTTCTCCTTTTGCTTTTTAATCCATTCCAAAATTGAAGAGCATTCACTATTCACACTATCTTGTACTGTCTTAGGTATAGCGGAAAATTTACCATTTTTATAATTTTCAAGATGGGTCCTATATTTCTTGTATACAATTGAATTACGAATATTGGTTTCCGTATAATACGTATCAAGTATTTTGGCTGGCCTGAACCAATAGGCTCGTATAAGTTCTTCTCCGGCATCAATCATTGAATTGAATAATACCGTCCAATCAACTTCTTTTTCTATAATACTCATCTCTTGCAGACTATAATACAGGTTCTGCCCATCTACTAAAACTACTACTGTCTTTGCCATAAATGCAATAATAAAAATAAAGAAAGCCACCCACAATAGATGGCTTAGTATAAATCTGGCATAATGCCCATTGTAATCACGCTTAATGCGCATGTTTAAGGTTCAAGGTAAAACCCTTAAATTTTCATATCAAACGATATGACGTTGCAAATATAAGTATTCCAGTTAATAAAACAATCATTTTTAATGACTTTATTTGTTAAAATATATATATCAGATTTATTCGTCTTACATAATTATTTCAATATCAACTCTCTTGGTTCTTTATCCTCCCATTTTACTTCTGGGAATAAACTGTCACTTAATACAACAACAGTAGTATTTTTGTCTCTAAATCCCCATGTATACTTACATTTAACTGGTTTAGTTGAGTACATAAACAATTTTCCACTTTCGTCCCTTGCTATCCACATAGCTTGCTTCTCCTTAATAATTTTATCATTTATAATAAACTGACCTCTAATTTTTGTTGGCAAAATATTCGTAATGTTTGCTCTATGTTCTTCACCGTGCATAGTTTTGAGCAACGGGTGTATTTCTTTGGGCATAGGAGCGGGACAATCTTTGCAATGTACTACTATTTCAAAATGTTGTTTTTGTCCATTCTTGTCCTTACTACCACAGCATTCACAATGAATAGGATAATAGAAATAAGTCCTTTCTAATGGTGCTTCTTTGCCACAGATTTCACATTTACCAAATTCAATTTCTCCCATGATTATTCCAAAGTTTAACTAATTGTTTTTCTGTATATGGTTCTTTTATACCCATATTTGCATTCACATACCATATTCCTATGGAATCAATAAGTATGAATCTATTTGCATCTACCCGGTATATCTCATTATCGGGGTATGCTTCCTTTACAGCAGTTGTACAGTCTCCATTTGTATAGCAGCTTGTTAGTATAATCGATACTAATAAAAGCAATAGGAATTTCTTCATAGTTACTCCTCCCACTCGATTTTAACGGTATCAACATAGTCAAATCCTACTACGGAAGATTTTTTTGCTTCCTCTTTGGTCGGGTAAATACTTGCCATGCAAGGGATTTTCTTTCCTACATTATATGATTTATATACATTCACCCACCCCTCTTTCTTCTGGGGGAACATCATGAGGTCGTATTTATCAATCTGGTCGACAAAAAATCTACCATTTTCAAGATATTGCAAAACAGTTTCTTTATTACAATCGTATATTAAAGCAACAATTGGTTTATTACATTTTGCGTCGAAGCAAATAATCCTTGCCTTTCTTCCGTCCCTTGTGCAGACTGGTTTGCCTGCTTTGGCTGCTTCAAGGTCAAATTCTTTTAAGTTCAATTTCTTTTCTTCCATATCTTCTTTGTTTTGTTTGATTTCTATACTTATTATTTTTTCATGCCAATCATATAATACATAATCATCGCATATAGGTTTATGATTTTTAAAATCTTCATATACCATGAAGTTTTGAACATAAACTTTACCGCCTTTAAAAATTTTGTCGTATATAAAATGTGGTTCTCCGACCTTTTCAAGTTTCTTGAAGATTGCGTGTTTATTGTCAGTTCTTCTTACTTTGCTACATGCCCCAAATACTTCATCTGCTATGTCGCTTTTAGTACCGCTTCCACATTCAGTGGTACGAAGTGAACATTTACCACAACTATCACATTCTACACACTGATACCACTCACCGTTGTACTCAAATATTTCTCCTACTTTTCTTTCCATATCTTACTGCATTTTAATCGTTCAATCATTGCTCTCCTCCTTTCATAAGTTCTATTTCTCCCATATCTGTATGATTTTATAATTTATTGAAATAAACTGACTTGTATTCTTTTCAAGACCTTTTCATTT